GAGTTGCGCTTACGGTTATCACGGGCTGCCCAGCCGGTAGCCATCACCGAGACAGCACCACGGGGTCGCTCCAGCACGAGATCTGTCACCTTGTAGCCCGTGACCTGACCGTTGCGGGAGGCGGCTTGCGCTATCGCTTTAGCGCGGCGCTCCAGATCAGCGCGAACCGGAGGTGACTCACGCAAACGGCGGAACGCCTCCTTATTGAGCTTGACCTTGATACGAGAATTAGCCACGACGCACCTTCAACTTTACTTCAGTCATGAATGTGGCACCGGTAAAGACGTTAGCAACGTTCCAACCAACTCCCTGGGGGACACACTCTACAGCGACTCCCAGCCGGGGGTGTGTGATAAGGAACTTGTCCTCTGTCGCAACAGTGTAGCTGGAGGGGAGGTAGAGTGTAGCAACGACATCAGGAGAGACGGCGATGCCCTGACCGTTCTCCCCAGATGTCGGTACATCGAGGATGAACCCTTCCACAGTGACCGGCGGGTCCCAGGTACGTACCGGGGACCCATACCGATCCGTGGCACCATTCGTTGATGCTCGGAGGTACTGCACTACCGGGGGCGTACGCCCGCCGGGTTGAATCAAACTTATCATATTGCCTCGGTCTTCAAACGATATGGCGCAAGAGCCTCCTTCTCGCTATCGGAGAGGGAGAACCCAAGTACATCCCCATTCCTCGACAGGTACCCAACGCCTTGCGTTCCAGCTCTCTGGTACGAGAGTGGTGCGGCGGGGAGAGCAGCGAGTCGAGCCTTGACACGCTCAAGCACCAGAGCGAGCTCAGGTGCTTGCGGAAACCCGTGCTTAAACTCGACAGTCACTGCCTTATCACCTGCGGGGGGTTGATACGAAGGAGAGAAGGTAACCCACCCATCCTCCGAGAAGGTCCAATCGTACAGATCCCTCCCGTGGGTCGCTACCCGATGCACCTCAGCAAGACGAAGTGTCGGGATGAAGAGCCGACCCCCGCCGGAGTAGTCGAACGACCGAATCTCATTCACCTCAGGGGTTACATGCCAACCACAGTACGCGCGAATCATCGAGGTGATCGCTTCTTCCTGCGAGGTCGAGGCGGGGATAGGTGGGTAATTCATTGGTTAACCCTTCTTCTCTTCCTTCTGCTCAGTCTGTGCCTTCGGTTTAGGACCGGGCTTCTTGCGCTCAGTGGGCTTCTCTGCATGAGCAGCGGGCTTCTTCTGGCTATCAACCAGAACAGCCCCGATCTCCTTCGCGGTAGCCTCAGTCAGCTGAACGTGGTAGTCCAAACCGTTGACGTTAACTTTGTATACCTTCATGGTGGTTACTCCTAGGAACCGAGGGTCAGTTCAACGAATGCATCGGGACGACGCACAGCAAGTGCGAGGCGTTCCTCCGCCAAGATGGTGAACTGGTTCTTGGTGAAGTCATCACGGTCAGCGTTGCTGGTCTCGACACGGATGCCACCCTTACGGTACACGGTAGCAGCTGCCTGACCAGCACCGATGAGCACCTTACCCGCCGGGATTGCGGTAGTCTGGATGGTGTTCAAGCCCCACAGCGGCGGATCCTGCAGGATACCCCCCACGCCGTACTGACCCTGGAAGGGACCACCAGCTAGGTACTGACCGTTGCCATCCTTCTGTAGGCGGAACTTCTCGTAATCCGCCGGGTTGATGACGATACCATCGGCACGGAGACCGGTCTTGGTGAAGACGGCGTTCATGGACTCGTAGACAGCATCCAGGTTACCAGCAGCATTAGCAGCGGTCTTCTTCTGGACACCCTCACGGTTCAAGAGACCCTTCAGCTTCTGACCGGTGCCGTCACCGTTCAGGAGCTGAGCCTCCTCAGCAACAAGCAGCTGGAACAGAAGGCGGTTATTGATCTCGGAGACGAGGAAGGCTGCATCCTCAGCCATCTCCATAGAGAGCTTGATCCAGCCGGCGAGCTTCTTCAGAACCTCAGTCACCTCGGTGTAGTCCGGAGGAGTCATGCCGGGCTTGTCGGCACCCTCAGCGATCATACCGAAGGTACCATTGGTCGAGTCGTCCCACACCTTCTCAACGAAGTAAACGATCGCGTTAGAGGTGATGGTACCACTACCGAGCCAGCTTGCGATGGTAGGGCGCTGCGCGTAAGCAGTGACAATGTTACGGTCAATATCCGGAGTCACCAGGTGGGATGCAGTCGACTGGAGGTTATCCAGCTTAATGACATCACCAGCAGCCTTCGAGCCAGTGAACTCCGGCATATCGAAGGGGTTCACGCGGTTGCCGGACTTCAAACGTGCCAGCACACCAGAGGATTTAGCACCCTGGACGAAGTAATCGCCAATGGACTTAGCCTGAGGAGCCTGATCGCCGGCGAAGGTATCTTCCTTCGCGGGGAGCGCGGGAGTACCCAGAGATTTCACCATAGCGGATGCCTCCTCAGCGGATTTCATACGAGAAATCACATCATCGGTAGCCGCCTTCAGTCCATCGAACTCCTGCTGCTCTTCCTCAGTCAGTTCCTCGCCGTTAGCGAGCTTCTTTGCGAAAGCGGTGCTCTTTGCGAGCAGCTCATCACGCTTTTCAGCCAATGTCATAGTAAGTTACCCTTCATAATGGATAGTCGAATAATGTTCAGTTCCGCTTCAGCTGCCATTGCCAGAACACGCGAATTGTCCATCGGCGCATCCTTGGTGTTGGGGCTTTCGCCCTCCTCCACCGTGTGCACCTCAGGGTCCTCTTCACTACTGCCTTGGTCCTCTGAAGGGTCTTCCTCTGTAACGTCGAGGGGTGCGGTTCCCCGCCGGGGGGTATCCGCCTTCACGTCCAAGATCTCGGTCGATTGATTCGCGCCAACAGGCACCACCGATACCTCGAAAAGCTTCAATTTAGTGAGGAGAGTGATGTAACGCTCCATCTCCTCATCTGCGTACGGCTCCTCTGCCTCCACCAGATACGTGAAGGACATCTGTCGCACGAGACCACGCTTCAGCAGCGAGTACACCTGAGTGCCCATCGGGTTCTCCAGGTCAAGCTGCACCCGCACGAATAGACCGTGCTCATCCTCGTACGCCTCTTTAGTCCATCCAATACAAAGCTGGGGGTCCTCAAGCATGTGGTTCCAGTAACAAGGAACACCGGACCCGCCGGGTCCATACGAATTCAGTGATTCCGCGAATGCGCCCGGCTTGACGATATCGCCGTGGAGGTCCACATTGTTGAAGACAGATGCGTACCCCGTGAACTCACCAGCCGCCTCACTGTCCTCCGCAGGAGCCACCTCAACAGTAACCGCTTTACGTTTAATCTCCATGGTTTACCCATTTCTCGTGTAATTCCTTAGCCCTAGACTGCCACTCAGGGAAATCCGCCAAATCCGTACCAAGCTCCCTGGTGAGTCGGGATGTGAGCGCCGGGCTACTGCCTTTCGACGCAATGACACGCCGGGCGCGGGCGGAATGCCGAGTCAAAACCGCCTTCACTGCCTCCGGGGGCTCGATCTCATCTGTCACGTCAGGATCGGTCGCCGTCTCGGAGTCAGTTTCTTCAGTAGACTCCTGTGGACCCTCAGAGAGGTTGAGGGGGACAACCAGCTCATCCCCGCCGGGTATGGCAGGTAGGTTGTTGGCGCGGCGAATCTCGTTCCGCGTCATGTACGGTGCACCGACCGCCGCACTCGCTACAGCCGCTTGCTCCTCAAAGGAACCACGGAGCTTCTCCTCAATATTAAACTCAACCATGTGTGAGCCAGGGTCAACCCCGAGCATCGGCAGCAAGAACACATTGAGACGCTGCTCAATCATGCGAAGAGTAGGTCCAAGCGTGTTGGTGTAAAGGGATTTGCTAAATTCCTTAGCGTTGCTGTAGTTGGCGTTGTCCAGTACGCCGACCATGACCGGGTTCACCTGGAACACCTGAGCCACAGTGATGATAGAGAGCTTGACGGACTCCGCCCACTGCTCATCTGCCGAGTTGAACTGCGACGACTCCAGCCGCATCCCCTCTTCGAGGATCGGTGTCCCGCCGGTGCGGGAATTCTCTGCCGTAAACTCCTCAAACATCTTCAAGAACCGCTTACGATCCGCATTCGCCCACGCCGGTGCATCCGACGGGCGCGATATGTAGTTACCCACCCTGCCAGCACGCCGCCACACCTGCGAGCGGTGACGACGAGCTTGGTACTGCTCATCAAGAATGAGTCGAAGCGTCTCAACGACCGAGGACGACTTCCCTGCCAGGGGGTTCCAACCCTCGAAAGCAAGCACATTCTCCGGCGAGAACTTGACCGCCTTATCTGGCGAGTCCGGAGGGGAGACAACGTACTGCTTAGGCTCCCAATACGTGGAGTAATCCACCTTCACCCACGAGGCGGGGAAGGGCTGGATAGCCCAACCCGATGGAGTCGATGTCGACTCATACACAAACCAGTACGCCCGGTTGTGCAGGGCAAGGTTGCCAATAAGGTCATACATCAGGTCGAAGGTCGTCATGTGGGAGTTCGGTTGACGGATAACCTCTGCCACCACAGACTCACGGTCACGTTTCCTGTCATCCCCGCTCAGCACGAAGGAGTGAAGACCTAGTTGAGCTACGTTTCTTGCTAGGAAATCCACCACAGTGCGTAGATGCGGCTGTGTACGCCACATCTGCTCAGGGGTGAGGTTCAACGGCTCCGGGGCAGGTCCCCAGCCGGGGGATGTAACCACGACTTCCCGCCCCATGAAGGTCGTTACAGCGCGGGATAGCCCCCCAGAGAGTGCACGAGTGATAATTTCACCAGCTGTAGCCATAAACTAGGTTCACCTCCACCATTCGTCGTATTCTGGATCGGAATACACCGATTTCTTGTCTTCTTCATTGTCTTGTAGGCGCAAAAGTCCCCACAGAGCGAAAGTTGCAGCACAGAGAGGCGCGATATCCACCGGCGAGCGCTCCCTGTTCCATGACCAGACGTCCCCATAGTACTTCTTGACCGCTTCTTCCAGCGGTTTACGGAGAATCGGCTGATCTCTCCACGAGACCTTGTGCTGCTCAACTCGTTCTGCGAACTGTGCACACGCCGCAGGGAGGTTTGACGCCTCGCACGGGGTGAACACGATCCCCTGCCGGAGGAGTGGCTCCCGATAACTAGAGATCGGTGCACCTTTACCCTGGAGAACGATATCTCGAGGGGTAAAATTCAGTTGATTCTCTAGGAAATCAGGAATCCAGTCCATAAACGGTCGCTTCGTGAGGATCTCTACCTGAGGAATACCATTCTCACGGTAGCCAGCGACCGCGATGTAGCTCATTTTTCCATCTGCCGAGGTATCGACACCCACAACGAGCGGAGAACTGAGGTCGATCTCCCCGCCGGGGGATAGACACGCGTCCAGATCCTCCTGTTTGAAGGGTCCATCCGCCGCCATAGCTACTCGCTGGCACAAAACCTCCGCACGGAACTTGTACTCTGGTACACCCTCCTTGCCCTGGTCGCCAACGAGAGCGACCGTTGCTGCGAGTTTACGCTCTGTAGGACCAAACGGGTACCCTAACGAGGGGTTCGCTGCTGCCCAGCCATCCCTATCGTGGATGGGTGCGCCCTCAGGGGCGGAGTACTCAAACAAGCCAAAGGTTATCTCGTGGGTCTTTGCCCATTCCTCTGGCGTGCCACCGCCGGATATGAAGGCATCGTACTCCTGAATCGCCTTACGCTCGTTATCCTGTAAACTGTTGAGGACGACAGATTTGGACTCGCCGGCGTTCGAGACTGCAAACACCTGCGAGCTGAACTTGGCGTTGGTCGTGTTAGTGAGCGCCATCCACGGCGACCACTCCTTCTGCTGACGCAACTCATCAAAGAACAGGTCAGTCACAGAGAACGAGCGACCACCATCATCCGAGGCGGCATCGCACCGATACCGTGCACCATTGATAAGCTCCAGAGTCTTTGAGCCGTTAGTACCCGTCATGCGGGCAACCTGATCCGCTGCAGGGGAGCGGGCTATAGCCTTGTACGCTTGCTCCTGAATCTCCTCCGCTGCTGCCAACTTGTGAGCGGTCCCAAGAACCAGTGGCGGTTCACCCTCTGGTGGCTCCCACATCAGCATACGCCACAACATGCGGGTCGATGCGAGGAACGATTTACCGTTCTGTCGGGCAACGAGTACGAGAACTGTCTCGAAACGAAGGACAGGTGCAGGGTCAGATGTGTACGAGCCAGGTGCCAACTCCAGCGAGTGGATTAAGACCCACTCCTGCCAGGGGTGTAAGTTACGCCCAAGGTCCTCAGTCGCTGTAGCAATCGCCTCAAAACCCAGAGATGTCTCAGGAGTCAATTCACGGAGAGGTCGGGTAAAGATGCGGGGCTCAGTATCACCCCGTAATTCGCCAGATTCCGTGTACATGCTGCTACTTCCTGTCGGCTACTGCGCGGCGGCGGCGCTCACGGCGCTCACGAATTCGTCGTGCTGACTCGCTCTCCTTCTCTGCAGGCTTCTCCTCAGGCACTCCCCGCCGGGATTCAGGAGTGAGACCGAGCTGCTTCAACATCTGGATGAGGTGCGCGTTAGTCATGTAACGCGATTTCTCTAGCTCAGCGCGGGTTATACGCCCATCAACGAAGTCTTCCTCCAGATTATCGAGGGCTTGTGCCTGAGACAAGACAATCTGTTTAGAAAACTCATCGGCAGGGGTGAGCCACGTCGCAGATTCCAGCGAGGCACGGACGGCGGTCTCCATTGGACCCCAAATTATGGCGGGTTTGTCATCGTTTGCAGTCATTTCGGCTCATTTCTGAATTTTTAAGTCGGTTTGCGTAGCAAGTCAAAGGTGCGTGGTTGCGTCGGAGGGGGCGGCGGGGTGCGCCCCGGGATGCCAACGCACCACCAGATACCTAGCGATTATAGGTCCCCTACCCCGCACCGCATCACCTCGGTACTCCGGTTTTACCCACCGGGTACCACCCGCACCCGGCTACCCGGTTACCTAGGTTACCCACTCAACACGCAACCACCCCGACACTGAGGGAAGTGCCGAGGTGGAGAGGTCTTTTTTAAAATAAGTGAGCGACGTGGGTTACCCGCCGGGTGTTAGCAATCATACGGGGTGCTTCCGCCCGCCTTGCACCACATCAAGTGAGCAAAGGTCGTGTTACACCACTTCATACGAAGCCAACCATTCACCCACGGCTGAGTCCCACGGATACAAGTCTGTTGCTGAGACAAGTGAGGTCGAGGTCCAGCCGGGGTCGCAGCCGATGCAGCCGATGCAGCCGATGCAGCGGTCGTAGTCGCTAACGATAGAGCGAGAACGAGAGCAGAGAGTGAACGTCGCATGACGGATTCCTTTCGTAAACGATAGAGCTACTGTATGAACCGCGAGCTGATGGTACCGAGTGGTAAGTCACCCTTGCCGTCGCTACGGCGGTTGTTGCACGCCCGGTGTGCCGGACGGAAGTTCGCTGGGTCCTCAGCCAACTCAGGATGAGTCGAGCGAGGGAACGCATGGTCAAGCTCAAACGCATCACTGTTCACGTGACCAGTGACAGGGTCAGAGTGGGGGATAGTATAATCGATAGGCTGACCACACCACCAACACGGTGCGTCCTGCTCTGCACACTGGTTGAAGAACTCCTTACGCATACGGAGGTACTTCCGTGTACCATTGCCAGGTGATGCCATTGGTTCTCCTTGAGGTGTTGAGGGCAAAGGAAAAGCCCCCAGGGAAGGTAAGAAAACCTGGGGACTCTGCCTCGTCAGCAGCTACACTTTACGCGTGCAATTCAATTATACAAAGAAAAACTTGGCAAAGCAAACCCGCCGGGTGTTATGCCTCCCCACGGATCTGTGCAATGAGCAACCGTAGCGCCGAGTCGCCTTGCCAATCAGATTGACATGATTCACACCACACAGTATACTCCGGCTCCGGTGTGGTAGCGAGCTGCTTCTCACCACAGACCGGACATGGAAGTGTCGGGTGGGAGACAGGGACAGGTGGGTAGAACAGGTTACTAATTGTCGAGTGAAGACGGTTGAGGTAATGTATCAGTTCTCGTACCTGGTTCTCGTCAGACCAAAAGTCCGGCGTCCGTAGCAGGTGGTCAATCCACTCACGCCAGGAGGCAGGGGAGGAGACACCAAACTCCTCACGGATATCCAGCACCTCAAGCGAGACAGGTGCGCTGGACTTGAACCCACTGGCACCTGGCACCCCCGCCGGGGATGTAGGCTCCGCCGTCGATAGTAGATCGATCAAGGCAGGGTACGTCGTGCGCGAGTACTTGCCTGATGGCATAGGTGCCAAGTGAGTCTGTGGGTACAGCAGCGCTGCCAGCGGCGGGAGTAGCTGATCAGCGAACCGCTCAGGTAGGATGTACAAGGTAGTGTTAGCCACGGTAGTGTTTCCTTTCCTGAACGACAGAGTTGACCCCAGCACCAACAAACACAAGTATCGGGGCGGTGAGGAGGAGCTTGATCGGTACGAACCAGGACGTCAACCATATGGCGGATAGGATGCACGCCGCCGCCGCGATGATAAAGATTGGCAGTGTCCACCCTGCCGGGTGGGTTGGGGCGGATGCCTGTGTAGTGGCAGGTGGTGTTTGCTCTGGCTCCTCCAGCTCGCTATCGATGTGGTTGTACTGCCACTCAGCGAGGTAATCCTCCACCTCCTGTGAGAGGTCGGAGTCGTGGCTGTTGCCGTCGTAGGGTGGACGTGGGAAGTGGTTGTTAGCGGTGGTCACCGGAGCCTCCTAACTTGCCACGTGCCTGTCGTGACTGCAGCTTAGCGACGTTCGAGTCCAGCGCTGCCTTGAACGGGTCCTCCATGTTGGGGGCTATAGTTGGTGCATAGAACTCCAGCAGCCGCCATATAGTGAGAAGAACGTTCTTAGCGACGACGTCTCCCGCCGGGGTGGGTGAGGGGTTTGCACGGAGATTGGCGCAGGAGGAAACGAGAGGCTCCGTAATCGAGAGCATAAGACCAACCACATCGATAGGATGCGTGAGCGGGTTTTTACTTATGGTCTCGTTGCTGACGCCGAGGTTGTCAATGTTGGTCGTGGTGGTGCCAAGGTCGTGCAACCAGACAGCGACCACCCACGCGATATCACCCATCTCCGAGAGTCGGTCCTCGTAATTGATAGGTGTGCTGTCGCGGTACTCCTTAGCCAGCACCCCTGCCAACTCACCAAGCTCAGAGAGGAGTCCTGGGAGTAGGTACTCTGTAGAGTGTGCGGTGGGTAGCGCGGTAGCCAGGGCTGCAGTCTGGTAGGCTGCTAGGTCCCACTCCCCGCCGGGGGTGGCACGCATGGCGGGGATTGGCGTGGGTAGGTTAGAGTTTTGCATGGTAGTGCTTTACCTTCCTTGGGTTTTAGTTTTGGATTTGAACGTAGCGAGTGGCGAGCGGGTCTGAGGTCGTGTCACCACGAGACCTTCTGCCCGTGCCACGGCGGCTAACTGCTCGGGGCTGAGCCCTGTAGCACGCACCGCTGGGTAAACAGAGGGATGAGCTCTGTAGCGGGTATCACACAGAACTGATGGTTTACACCAAACAGTATCTCACCTCTGCCATTCGCCGCGACAGACAACGCATCACCCGTTTGGTCAGTGAACCTAAAAACCTCAGGTCCAGGGGTTGACCGTGCGAGACGTCGCCGCAACTGCTGAATATTTATAAAGCTCATGTAAATCATTATCATCCGGCGGGGTTCTTCATTGGTCTTACTGGTGAATTTACCAGCAATGCCCTGTGTGGGTACCTGCCGGGTGTGAGGAGCGCGGATGCGCGCGTGTTTGATGTAGTTTGATGCAATTTGGTGCTGTGTCGTGAACGAATCATGCAATTTGGTGTCTTTTGATGCAGTGTCGTGGATAAGTTGTACTCACTGATGTTGTTTGATAATTGGTTTGAGATTTTTTAAGACTATGGTTTTTAAAAACACAAGAATTAGAGGCACGAGAGACAC